AGGAAGCAACGTATTTACCGTTAACAAGAACGGTATGTACATCTTTAAATTAGATGATACATCTAATATAAGTCATCCATTCCGTGTAAGTACAACTGCTGATGGTATTCACGGTGGTGGTGTTGCTTATACCGATGGTGTTTATGTAAACGGTACTGAAGGTACTGCTGATGCTTATGTTCGTATCTACGTTACTGATAACACTCCTGCTACTCTATATGCTTACGATGCTACAGTAGGTAATAGTGGTGTTGGTTTTGAAATTAATTTCTCCGCTTCTTCAACTTCTAAAGTTGTTCTTGATACTGAGTATGAAAATGGTTTCTCAACTGGTACTGCATTGTACTTCGTTAATACCATTTCACCTAAGATTCTACAGATTACCAATCCAACAGGAACTGCTGGTGATGGAACACCTGTAATTGATTATCCCAATACAGCGTCAACAACTCTGACTCCAGATATGACAGAGTTCCAGCCTTGGGATCATAAACCAACTGCTCTCTGGACTGTTAATGATGGTGATGTAGATTATAGTCAGCATACTGTTACCCTAAAAGGTAATAACGCTAACTATATGCGTTCTAGGTATTGCTTACTTTACTATCCAAACCCAGGTGATTACTGTATTGAGAACTTACAGCGTAATGGTATTTACTACACTAGAGTAGAATCTACTTCTGGTTCTGATGGTGGTACTGCTGTAGTTAAACTTTCAAACGCTTATAACAGTGCATACTATGGTGGTAACCCAGGTAGCAACGGTATAATTAATCTTGAGAATAACGGTAGTTCTTTACAAGGAACTGGCCCAACATACAACTATGGTAAGCATAGCTTTGCTTTAGTACACAGATATGTAACTGACGAAAAACCTTGGTGGGATTGGTATTGGAGATGGAGATGGTCTGCTTGGAACCAAGGTTCACAGTATTCAGGATATGACTTTGCTGAATATAGTGGCAGAAATGGAATGTCAGGCCAATGGTGGAACAGAGCTTACTTCCTAACTATGGATCGTAAGCAGTATAATGGTTCTGGTAATCTTAATAACTCCAATTACGGTGGTAAGTTCAACAACAACTGGAACCTAGGTGGTAACTCAGTTTGGGGTTGGAGTGGTGGTTGGACATATGATGACTACCTACCTGAGTCTCCAACAACTCTAGATAATGGAGATTACAACCCACTATACGACAGAAGTAACTATAGATCATCCAACTATCATTACAATTATAGTTTAGGATATAACGAGGGATTCCATTACAGATTTGGATATAGTTGGTGGTACAACTATGTTTATCATCAAGGATCTTGGGTCTGGGGATATAGTGAAAACTATTACGGTAACGCATTCTTAATGCTCGTAAACGATCGTACAAGTGATAACGATACATTCTATGTTGAAGATCACGGTGCTGTAACTAACGATCAGGTAACTATTACTAAGACTTCTGGTAACGATCCTCGTTACTATTCTAGCAGTAGTAACATTTCAACAATAAGTCTACCTAAGACTGTATATGTTGAATACGTTGACAGCAATAGATTTAGAATTAAAGAGTACACTTGGTCTTCAGCATATAGACTAATTGATGCTCGTGGTACTTATGGAATGACAGGTATCTTCCAGAACCCACAAAGAAACACACTTTATTATGAGAACCATAACTTATCAACAGGAGAACGTTTATTCTATACAACTTCTGGAACTGCGATAGGTAACTTAACTCCTAACCAAACATACTATGTCAGAGTTATTAGCAACGATAGATTTGCACTTGGGTCTTCTCTTGGATTCGGATATCCAGGCTCGGAAGTCGATCTTACTTCGGCTGGATCGGGTACTCAGGTCTTCGAGAACCAGACTGCTGCTTTTGGTACAACTGACGGTGCTTACAACGTATCTCAGGTCAAGAGTGAAACTCAACTCGTTGTTGACGTTCCATTCCAAGTTGTTCCTACCACGAAGACATTCGATTCAAGAACAATTGGTAACAGTGGTGCAGTCGATACGACTCTCCATACGTTGAACCTCCCAAATCACTTTATGAGAACGGGACAACGTGTAATTTATCAAGATGCTGGTGGTACAACTGTTGGTGGATTAGTAGACAATAGAGACTACTTCATTATCGTTGTTGACCAAGATCATATCAAGTTGGCAGAATCTCCTGCACTTGCTGCAGCTGGTACTCAAGTTAACTTAACTTCTGGTGGTTCACAAACACCTGCACAGAAACTGATCCATACCAATATGGATGGACAGGTTGTTGGAAATGGTACTATCGCAGTTACAACTGGTTCACGTGTTGCTACTGGTACTGATACTACCTTCACACGTTACTTCAAGGTTGGTGATGTATTCAGATTCGTAAATAACGACTCATCAGGTCAGTTTACAATTGTAGAATCAACCATCTCTGCTATTAAGGATGACACTGAACTCCTAATGGCTGACAATGCTACCTTCACTACAGGTGCTGGTAACTCTTCTGGTAACACTGAGTACTTCATCGATACTTCGATCTATGTACGTCCAGATGGATACTTCCTACACAGACCGTTTGACGGTGGTATGGATATCGGAACCAGTAAGTCACCTGATGGTCAGATTGTAAGACAGACACGTAGATACTTCCGTTACCAGTCAGGTAAAGGTATACAGTGCTCTCTCGCTATCAACTTCTGTCCTAAGAACCCTGCTACATCTGCTTACTACTGGCCATATGTTGACGGTAGTACAATTCATCGTGTTCTTATATCAACCAAACTACCACACAACCTAGAAGTAGGTACAAACATACAGTTTGTTGACGCAGTAGATGAAGCATACAATGGTTCATATCCAGTTGCACTAGTATACAATGCATTTAGTTTCACTATTAATCTTGATCAAGCACCTACATCACAGTCTGCTTCTGGATTCTTAGGTTATCACGTACTTAATTGGGTTAACTCCAACGTACGTGCTGGTATGTACGACTTCCAGAATGGTATGTACTTCGAGTACGATGGTGCTACACTGAACGCCGTTCGCCGTAGTTCCACAACTCAGTTAACAGGTCGTGTATCTGTTTCTAAGGGATCTAACATCATTACTGGATCATCTACAGCATTCGCTGCTCAGGTAAACAACGGAGAATACGTTGTTATTCGTGGACAGTCACATAAAGTGATTCGTGTTGTGAATAACCAAAGAATGATTATTCAGCCTCAGTACAAGGGTATTACTGCTGAAAACATTATTCTTACTAAGACAATTAATACCAAGATTCCTCAGGGTGAGTGGAATCACGATAAGTGTGATGGATCTGGTCCTTCTGGATTTATTCTGGATATCACTAAGATCCAGATGGCATATATGGATTACTCTTGGTATGGTGCTGGTAAGATTCGCTTTGGATTCAAGGATCAAAATGGTCACGTCAAGTACGTACACGAATTCAAGCACAACAACCGCTTGACCGAAGCATACTTCAGATCAGGTAACTTACCTGCTCGTTACGAGATTCAGAACGAAGGAATTCCTACTTACATTCCAAGTCTGTTCCACTGGGGTACTTCTGTTATTACAGATGGTCGATTCGACTCTGACAAAGCATACCTCTTCACAGCGTCTGGAAACTTGCTTAAGTTTACTAACGAAGTGTCACAGAGTTCCTCAACTAACCAGAACTCTCAAGTATTGAGACAGTGGGATGTTGGTGAAGGTTGGTCTAGAAACCAAAGATTCTATGTCAGACTTTACTTTAGCACAGGTCAGTCAGGGGTTCTAACACAAGGTTCGACAGTTTACAATAACACTGTTGCTAATGGTTGGTTCGTGGATGGACGTTCTATCTACAGATCTAGATCCTCAGGTGGTTACTTAGAAGTTGACTTCTTATACGTTGACGCTAACGGTAACACTACCTTCCAGTGGAACCAAGGTACAAACATTATCAACACCGCACTAGGCAACCCTGCTGTTTCTTCAGGAACAACAATGAGTGTTGGTGCACCGTCTGGTACTGATAACGTGGTTCCTTCGCAGATACCTCTTGTATCAATCAGACTGTCACCTTCTGTTGACTCCTCTCTATCTGGTTCATTAGGAGAACGTGAAATTATCAACCGAATGCAGTTACAACTTAACTCTCTTGACGTTGTTAACACACACGAGTGCGAGGTTAAACTAATCTTGAACCCATCACTAAGTACAGACACATACTTAGATGTGGCACCTCCTTCACTATCTCAGCTAATCAAGCACACGAATGACGACACCTACGCAGGTGGACTTGAGATCTTCTCCTTCCGTGCTGCTGGTGGTACAACTGACAACAGTGGTAACAGATTAACAGGATCTACTTCCTATGATATTAGTTCTATCATTGAGATGGGTAACTCCATCCTTGGTGGTGACGGTATCTTCCCGAATGGACCTGACCTTCTAACGGTTACCGCAGAACCTGTTGACTTGACGGGTGTTAACAATAACAACCCATTCACCGTAACAGGACGTATTTCTTGGAGTGAGTCACAGGCATAATCTTGACACTCTGATAAATATCACATATAATAAGGGGGTTATAACAACCCCCTTTTTTATTCATCGATTATGGCCAATATGAATACCGACGAATTAATCGTTAACTTCTCTACTCAGATGAAAGATCTTATGAAGGAGATCGCTGAGATGGAACAGAAATTAAACACTGCTAAAGAACGCTACCTTAAATTACAGGGTGCGGTTGAAGCATTAAATATTGTTAAAGATCAGGCTGCTCCTGACGATGAAGAAGTAGAAAGAGAACTTCTTAACGAGAGTTGAGCGAGTGGTACGAACATCCTTGGTATACTAGAACGCCAAGAGAAGATGTATTTGGAGATTGGGGATTCCATAAGGAGTTCCCATTTTCTCGTGTCGATATACCTATTAAAGATTGTTTACCATATCTAACTGAAGAGAATTTAATCGTAGTTAAATTTGAGGATATTGCTTGGAAAGGAAAGCATTTATATCCACATATGTCCTTTGATAATTGCCCTTGTTGCTTTGGGGCACGTAAGGATCCTGAACTGTATCCAGGAATTATAACAGATATGTCTAATCCATATAATGATAAGTATAGAATGTTGGATGGCAAGCATCGTATAGCCAAGATGATTTCTATGGGTCTAACAGAAAGTCAGTTTTACTTTATACCATTTTCTATATTAAAGCGACATTTCCTATCTGTCTAAATATAGAAGAAGGGTAAGAATGTGTGTAATGGCAAAACCGAGCACGAGAGCAGAATTACAAGCATACTGTAAGAGGCAGTTAGGAGAACCTGTACTGCAAATTAACGTAGCCCAAGAGCAGATAGATGATCTGACTGATGATGCCTTCCAGAAGTTCTCTGAGTGGACTTACAACGGTGCTGAGAAGATGCTTCTTAAGCACGAAGTTACTGCTGCTGATGTTACACGATTCGCATCTCAGAACCAGACTACTACGGTAGCTGGTAGCACAACTGAGTGGACAGAAAGAGATAATTATATCCTAGTTCCTGAACACGTATATGGTATTAGCCGTATATTTGGTATCAAGTCTAGTGGTATAAGAGGTAACTTATTTGGTATAGAATATCAGATCTTCCTAAATGACTTATATCATTTTGGTGCTGTTGATATACTTAACTACTATATGACCAAGAGCTATCTTGAGACTCTTGATTTTGTATTGAATAATGGAACATTTATTCAGTTCAGATTCAATCAGAGACAAGACAGACTCTATCTTGACACTGCTGCTGAAGATATGAAAGCAGGTGAGTTCGTTATCATTGAATGTTATAGGGCATTAGATCCTACAACATATACGGATATGAACAATGATCCCTTTATGAAAAAGTATCTCACTGCTCTTATTAAGAAGCAATGGGGTATCAACTTAACTAAGTATCAGAACATTCAATTGCCTGGTGGTATTACTCTCAATGGAGAGAAGATATATCAGGAGGCAGTTCTAGAACTTGAAAAGATTGAGAGTCAAATACTTTCAACCTATGCAATTCCACCACTTGACCTTATTGGATAATGCCTACTAGCACCTATTTCCCATCTTTACACGGTGGCACTACTGGTGAACAAGGTCTTATTCAAGACCTAGTTGACGAACAGATTAAACTATTTGGTAGTGATGTCAAGTACATCCCTCGTATAATGGTTCAAGATAGCGTGATGAATGATGTCACTTTATCGAAGTTTACAACTATATACACAGTGGAAATGCTTCTACAAAACGTAGAAGGATTCGGTGGAGTTGGTGCTGAACTTGCAACCAAGTTCGGACTACGGGTCACTGATGAAGCAACATTTGTTGTTTCAGTTAATCGGTGGTCAGAAGTAGATGCGGCCAATCCATCAC